TAGTATGTCTCCCAACCACGCATAGTATCAAGAATCATCCAATGATCAGAACTATCAGTCCTTTTATATAGTACAAACTGAGGCTCCCACCCTAAATTTATAGTTGTATCACCAGTAAAGCTACCGCACTTAATCATCTGTTCTTCTGCATCTTCTGAAGAGTTATCAGCAAATAGGTAGGCTACAAAACTGTCACCATCTTCATTAACTTGATTCTGTGTACCTAGAGTAAATACAGAACTGGTTGGAGTAGTGCTATTCCAATAAGTAGTTTGACCTGTGCTTTTTGCGCCTGAACTATCTAGCTCTATTCTTTCGGTGTTTGCCATACTTCTGTGGTAAACTTGCCCACTATATCCGCTAGCCAAGTTTCGTACAATCATCATACCCGGAACTGAGCCAAGATTATGCGCTATCTCACGACCAGCAACGCCATTTCCCGTCCAAGTTACAATATCAAAGAACTTTTCTTTCTTACGGAATGTCCATGATACGTAATTACGGTTTTGGTTTATATTGTAATAATCACCCCCGTTTAACAAAGAAAATCCATTACTTAAAAAAGAACCAAAACCTGTTTCATTAGCGGCTGCTTGTGTGTTTTGAGTAGATAATGCGCTGTTATCACCTCTGCTTGTGTCAAACAATGCGTGTTCATCGGCAGCAGTAGTCCTACCTTTTAACCAAACAAGCCCACCTTCGCCAGCGAGGTCTATGCCGTTAGTGATCGTCTGAGAAGAACCATTACCCGTATACAAATGTGTACTAAAAACATCGGCAACATTAGTCGCCCCACTAGGCTGACCTGCGATACCCATGCCTACTTTTCTTTCAATAGTCATACTCTACCCCATAGCCAATACAGCAGTTCCGTACCAAATGGTTCCACCATCACAGGTTGTGAAGAATAAAATATCAACACCACTGGCTGTGAGTGCTGGTGCAGTAGCGGCAGGCCAATCAACTGAAGTAGGCCATGTGAGCGTAGCACTACCACCATTCGTGACGATCATGGTAAATGAGCCAGCAGTGCCAGAAGCAGGAGGATTAGTGAATGTTACTGTCTGTCCACCTGAAAGGGTGTAGGTGAATACGTTACCCAACTCAAGGTCTACAGCATGAGCCGACATAGCAACTTTAGTCTCACCATAATCTTTTAAGACTGTGCGCTGTAGTATCTGGTCAGACATATTCACTAGCCCTGTGACTGTGCCTCCAGCCTTGGGTAAAGCTGCTGTTGCAAGAGTATTAGCATTTCCTGCTGTTGTAGTAGTAGTAGCAAGGGATGTTTGATTAGCTAGTTCTATCCATGCACCACCATGAGCAAAGTATCCTTTACCTGTGGCATGAACATGAGCGAACATTCCGTGATATGTACTAGCCGATGGAAGGTCACTAGTTTGAGCGTACATATTAGAATATAGAATCTTACCAGTAGTAGTAATATTGTTTGATCCCATATCAATAGCACCAGACATAGTACCACCAGCTTTAGGTAAAGCATTGGTAGCTAGTACACCATCAGCAGCTACATCACGACCATCAATGGTTGAGTTAGTCGTTAAGGCTCCTGTGAGTGCGCCACCTGTAGTAGCTAGGAATCCTACTGTGGCTAATGTGTAATAGCCTAGTGAGTTCCAAGCGGTTGTGCCAGTACCTGCTTTTAATTTTAGTGTGTCTGTCTCTAAGCCCAGTTCACCCTGAGCTAGTGTAGGGTTTGCGCTCGTCCAATCTGAAGCGGTGTCCCTACGAATTTGAATGATACTAGCCATTACGCTGTGCCTCCATCTACTAATTGAGTTGTTAGATAGGTAGAGTTAGCAACTCCCCCATCTATTTCAAAACTGATTTTTCTATCTATCTGTACTTGTGTGTACGTGTTAGCTAAGTTAAACGCACCATAAGATACTATATCAACTATGTCTCCTACTGTTGCGCCTGTTGCTAGGACAACACTAGTTCCTGATGTACCTGTGAAGTCCGTAGCTAGGAGTAGCTTAATTCCGTTGAGGTATACATCCACAAAGCCAGCGTCATAGGTCACAGAGAATGTAGTCTGGTTAGCGGTGGCTGTGTAGACGACTCGCTGTGATGTGCCGTTTACCGCAGAGCCAGCATCAGCCCAACTTGAGCCATTGTAAACTCTCATAGAGTTTGCTGTTGTGTTAAAGTAAAGTGCGCCTGTGATTAAGGAATTACCATCATTATCAACACCTACGTTTGAGCTTTTTGCCCCAAGATAGCGGTCATCAAATGAGTCGAAAGAAGCTGCGGCTGCTGTAGCTGAGTTAGCTGCACCCGTGGCTGAACCAGCCGCACCTGATGCACTATTAGAAGCAGCCGTGGCAGAAGTTGCAGCATTACCTGCACTTGTTGCAGCAGCCGCAGTAGAACCAAATAGGGTATCAGTATAGCCTTTAGTAGACGCATCTTGAGCTTGGGTAGGATTAGCTACACCTGTTATCTTGTTGGCACCCATTGCTAGGACACCAGACAAGGTGCCACCACTTAGATTGAGCTTGTTACCACCACTTCCTCCAGCGTCAACGTAGGCTTTTGTAACAGCGTCTGTGCCAGCCGTAGGCGTACCTAAGCCTGTGATCTTGTTAGTACCCATAGCAATGGCACCAGTCATGGTTCCACCTGCCTTAGGTAGCTTTGTAGCCAGTGCAGCAGTTGTAGTAGACGCATAGTTAGCATCATCACCTAAGGCGGCAGCTAACTCATTCAGGGTATCTAATGCTGCTGGTGCTGAGTCTAAAACTGCAGCAACTTTTGAATCTACGTATGTCTTGGTAGCAGCATCTGAACCTTGTACAGGATTAGATAGACCTGTTATCGTAGCAGATGTACCAGCATTCATATCTAACGAACCATTGATGGTCACGTTGTTAAATGCACTAGCTCCAGAACTTGCAGTTATGTTACCTGTAACATTGCCTGTAACATTACCTGTAACATTGCCTCCCAAGTTACCTGTAACATTGCCTGTAACTGCACCAGCAATTGGCCCTACAAAGTTAGTAGCACTTACTGTTGTACCTACTACTGTACTAGGAGAGGCAGCACCAATCTGTGCAGCATCAATGTTACCACCATTAATGTCTACACTAGCTAATGTTGATAAACCTGTGACACCTAAGGTGCCAGCAATGGTTGCATTCTCATGCACAGCGAGAGTATCAATGTAGCCGATACCATCAATGTATAAGTTCTTGAACTCAGCACCAGCAGCACCAAGGTCTATGTCGTCATCACTGACAGGTACAAATGCCCCATCTTGAATGCGTAGTTGCTCTACTGTTCCTGCCCCTACTTGTGAGAAGAATCCAATTCTATTATTAGTAGTATCAATTACTACTTTGTTTAATGCATCAACGTCTGCAATCAAAGGAACAAAAGCACCCTCATTAGAAGTGCCATCATGCTTGTGACCCGTTGCATGAATAAAAGCATCACGTATAGAATTGTATTCTGCGTTAACGGGTGCCGCTTTGATTACTGCGTTTGCAGTTATGTCTGCAACAGATTGTCTAGTATAGCCAGCCATTTTATCTTAAATCTCCAGTGCCATAGGTTAACACTATGCCCTGTATGCTATGACTAGCATCAGTGCTATTAGTTACGTATTTAAAAGATACAGACTTACCAGAACCTGATATGTTAGTACTCTGTATCGGGGATGGGTTACCACTATATATAGCAGTGCTATCGTACAGAGCTTCATTAAAATAAGCTGCAGCACCTTTAGTAGTTAACGTATAGTTAGTTGGGTTCAAAACATTAATATCCTCGTAGTCATATACGACAGATAAGATAAGTTCGTTATCACCTTCTGCTCTAAGATAGGTATTAACTTTGTGGAAGATTTTACGCTGCTCTGGATTCTCCATGTATAGGTATGGTGTTTGATACACACTGAATATTTCTAATCCATTAAATGAATTACCAGTTTCTTGCTTGTGTACCTTACCATCCGATGAACCATGTATTACAAATTCAAATTGACCTAGATACCCACTAGCGGCACAGGTAGCTTCCATCCCTAATAGCTGCCCGAACTCAAATGAGAATCCTTCTGGGTTCTGACGTATGCCCCCAATAATACCTTGCGACTCAGATGCTGCAAAGAATATACGAAACTGTGACTTCTGACGAATGACAACAGACGATAAACCATTCAAGTCTATAGTCAATGCAATGTCAGTAAACAAAGATTGAATGTTCTTTGATACAGTCTCTAGTTCTACGTCACCAATTTTACTTGTTCCACTAATAGGGCGCATTCCGTCTTGACTAAGGAACAACAAGTCTCCACCTATCTCAATGATACTATCAGTAGCAATGCAACCTAAGTCATGAGTAATGCCTGTCACTACAAAGTCTGTAGTGCTTGTACCCTTTAAAGCTTTTATGGTGTTAGTACCAAAGATGTATAGTACATCTCTGAATTGCTTAATAGCTACTACAGGAAATCCTACGTTGATTACACCAGCACCACTGGCAGTAGCAAAGTTAGTCTCTAATAGTGGAGCACTAAAGAACAACTTAGTAGGATGGGCAGGGTCACCTGCAAGAAATAAATGGTTAGCATAATCTACAGCGTACTTAGGATCTGTAGGTGCAGCACTATGTGTTATCTGTGTGTATGTAGAACCATCGTAGGTAGCAGCAGGATTGATACCATCTGTTAATACTGTCTTCTGAGATCCGTAGTTAATGTTAGCAAAGCGAACCTTGCTTACTCCTGTCATGGTAGGCGAACCTGAAGTACTAACTGCTACCCATGCAGATGTAGATGTATTGTAATAGTGTAGATAGTTGTGACCTGATGAAGGCTTACGACAGCCTAGTATGCCATTGTTAATTCCATTTATTACATTAACACCTAGCACAGACCCTGTTCCAGCAATAGTTCCGTATGTATTTGTGAACCCACTTATACGCCTATAGCCGCCCGTTGTGGCAGCTTCATAGTTAATAAGGGCAATGGCACTACCAGGAGATTGCTCTCCCTGTGCTAGTACATCTCGACTAGTATCTAAGCCGCCTCTGCACATTACTTTGTTTACTGATAATTGATCTGCCATGTAGCTATGCCCCTGCAGCAGTACGTGTTCTAGTTCTCACAATGTAGGCTGATCGCATATTTAACTTGTCGTCCATTAGTACGTTACGCATTGCCTTGATACCATCTTCAAAGGTCTTCTCATGCATAGCAGCACTCTGAGTGTTAGAACGGAATTGCATCATGTACATCATAGCACCATCTATGACTACGTGGCTGAAGCGTTCTGGTATAATGCTCACATCTGTATATACGTTTAAAGAAGCAGGTACTATCCAGTAGGTAAACTCTACTTCATATGTTGCATTAGGAGATGGTGTAACACCAAAAGCACTGCCGTATGTTTGGAATACCTGAGATGGAATACCTAAGCCAGTAGAAGGGGCGGTATCATCTGATGCCCTACGGGTCATAGTGTACTCTTCATAGGAGATAGCATTTAATACTCTTGGAGTATTGTTAGCCGATGCTAACTTTTTAATATAGAATGTTCCCCAGTCAGCACTTGAATAGTCTGCTGGAAAGTTGTATGTGGTTACGCCCTGTGAAAGCGTTTGTGTTGTTGTAGTTTTAATGAAAGGCCACTCTTGACCATCTTGTAGTATGCGTCTGATACTGCTATTGATAGCGTCCTTAGCTAGAGCTTGGACATTTCGTACTGTATCAAAGCCATCACCACCAGCATCAATCTGCACTTCATTGAGCCTTCTAAGAACTTCATTTGCCAATGCGACATAAGTTGCCATGATAATTACTCTTTACATAATAAAAGAAAGGGGGCAGATTGCCCACCCCCTCAGTGACAACGCTTAGGCTACGTTGTATTTTGCAGTGATGATTGCTTCTGGCTTTAGGATCTTACGACCATAAAGATGCATACCACGTACAATATCAGCAAAGCTATCTGGATCACGATAAGTTTCAGTCTTGTTGATCTGCTGTGCAGTAGCAACGGATGAATCATGACCTGCAACAATAACACCATAGTTAGTGTTTTGGTTAGCAGTACCAGCAGTAGCTGAACCTGTACCTACCTTAGGAAGGTTGTTAGAAACATATACACGGAAACCATGCAAGTTGTCCAACATCAAACCATTACGTAGTCCACCTGACTGTCCCCAGTCCATGTTCAATAGACGAGAATCTTCGTCAGCTAGGATTTCTTGGAATACAGAATCCACAACCAACCAACGACCTTGCTTATCAACATTGTTCTGATCCATCAAACGAGCCATACGAGCTACCATTTGCAACGGAGTTGCAGTAGCAGTAGCAACAGAAGTTGCGCCAGCTAAACGAGCAGCTAGTGGGATAGAGTGATCTCCAGCAGAACTAGTAGTAATGTTACCAAAGCTACTTTTGATTAGCTTGTTAGCTGTAAGTAGTTCATCACTACCAGCAGAAGCAACAGCCTTAGTACCAGATACTACGTTGTTAACAGCACCTGCATTAGCATGTAGCGCAGATTGCTTGTAACCAGACAAGTAACCCAAGATTTCTTGGTCATACTGGTCAGCCAAACGATAGGCCGCACGATTACTAGCCATACTTAGCCAGTTGATGTGGGTCTGTTGCTCTTCAATGTCATCCAGTTTAAATGCAAAGTAGTTAGACTTGTCTACAGTTAAAGTGAAATCAACGTCAGTTAAATCCTGAGTAGCGATAGCAGTACCACGGGTGTATGCTAAGACACTAATTTCAGGCTCTTTAATAATACGTACAGAATCACCAGCGTTGGCAATCTCACCAAAGTAATCACTGTTAGTGATCGCTTCGCAGACTGCTGACTTACGAAATTCCATCTGTACTTGTTTGCTATAAATTACAGGTGAAAAATTACCTGAGTTTAAGTTGGTATAACCGCCAGCTTTTGCAAAAGCCATGATATATACTCCTATATAAATTAGTATGGAGCTATTACAATATCATAGAGGCTGTCGTTAAAGGGTGCAGGATACTTAAGTTGATCGACTTAGTGTAACACTGGGCCTTGTCTGAGCAGGTTTGTCTACTTACTATTGTGATTGCTTATATGTTACACAAGGATTTGCAGAACATATTTTGTTACTTGGTGTAGGGTAGCCAACTGGAGCCTACTCCTCTGTAACGTACTAATGTAACCAGAGGATCAGTCCAGTTACACTAGTGGGTTAAAATACAGTTATACTGATTTTTAGTTAAATGTCAAGCATTATTTTAATTAAATTATGATTAACGTGCCTTACCAGATACATCGTATATAAAGTTACCACTACGCATTGCCTTAGCAATAGCATCTTGATTCTCTTCATACGTGTTTATAGTCATGGCAGCTACGTCAGACTCAAGGAATTGCTGCTCTCCTGAACCTTCTGTAGGAGAAGAACCACCACGGGAACTTACTTCCTGTGCAGCACCACGGCTGTTGCCCTTCTTTGCTTTATTCTTCTTAGTAATACCAGCATCTAACTTATACAAGTCAATTGCTCTGGCAGCACTAGTAGCATCAGCCTCATTGTGATACAAAGAATCCTGTACCCACTTTGGCTGTGCATCTACCCAATCGTGAAACTCGTCTTGTTCACGGATCTCTTCAAAGTCTGGGTGGATCTGTAGTAACTTAGCTTCTGCTTTCCCTTTGTTTGCACTGAGTTGTAGATCGTCAATCTCTTTCATTCGACTGGATAGAGTTTCGTTCTGATCCTTAGCTGCCTTCAATGCCATTGTCTGCATGATGTTGGCTACCTGAGGATACTTACTTGCCCACTCTGCTATCTCTTCTTCTGTGCTAGGTAATTCCATATCACCTGTTGATGTAGATTTAAGTTCACCTTTGAGAGATTTAATCTGCTCTTCAAAGTCACTCTTCTGTTCCTGTTGATGCCTACGTAAATCTCCATACCGCTTCTTGAAAGATCGCTCTTCTGCTGTATCAGGAGTTTCATTGTCAGCCTTCTCTTCAGAGGACATATCTTGCTGTGCTTTCATATCTGCTAACTCAGCTTCATCTTCATCCATACGTTGTTGCTTAGTGTTAACTCGCATGAATCCTTTTACTTCCTGCTTCTTTGCTGCTTGCATTGTTTCCATGATTTACTCTCTTGTTGGGGCTAACAGTGGGGAAGGTACAGTATTGTACCCCCCGATCTTAGGTAGCCAATAAAGGGTATTAAGTGCGTTTCGCTGCCAAAGCTCCCTTTTTAGCTTGTGCTTTCTGTTTTGCTTTCTTCTTAGCTGCTAGTCCTGATGTGTTATCCATACGCATCTTTTTGACTACT